GATTGGAATTCACTTAAAATATCTTCTTTAACACTTCCAGCATCAATTGGAGATTTAGTTAAATGTTCTAACAAAGTAACTTTATTCTCAATTATTTGAGTGTGATTTGTGGATTTTGGTGTATTATATAATTCAAATAAAGTATACAATGCAGCCTGTGATTTGTAGTTGTTTAATTTAATCCTAAATAAATCATCTACATTATAGTGCTCCTTTAATTCTTTTATTAAATTATATTTTTCTTTTCTAAGTAATCCTCTATTTAAGGATTTTGAAGATTCTACTATTGTATCTATAATTGTAGTAGCTTTTCCCTCACTTAAACTTTCGGATTTAAATACAGATTCATATAATTTGTATTCTTTACCTAATTCTGTATTGACAAAATATTTTTTAAGAATAGGTAATGCTTTTGAATCATTCCCTGATAAGGTATCTGAGGTTATTTTCCTTACTAGGACTTCAAATAAGATACCTGTGTTTTTAAATTTAGAATGTTTGATATTCATCAATGTTGTTTTTTTATAAATATATGAAAAATGCTACTATTTGATATTAGATTCGTCTAATAATGAACTTTCTTTATCTTTCCCCTCAAATACTAGTTGTTTTTTGTTAGTTTTACTAGTAGGGATTGATTTTAAGGCACTCATATGCTTTCCAACTTCATGATTTTCTAAAGCTAATGGAGAACCTCCTTTAAAATCTACTTTGAGTTTATCATTACTGTTGTAATCTTTTTTCATACCCGCTGCACCTAATCTATCTTTACCAAAATTATCATCTTGGGTATTACGTTTACTTACTTTTTCTTTTGGACGTCCCGGGTTTTCCTTTTTTTCATTATATCCTGTAGGAATATTAGCTGGATCTGATTCCATTCTACCTTGACCGTATAACGAAGCTAAATCATGAGGTGTACCATAGGATTTACCTGTTTCTTGTGGGTCATTCCCTTCACTTTCAATTTGATCTAACCTAAACTTACGTTTAGTATCTTCTCTAACTAAATCTCTATATTCATCATATTGATCTTCACTTAAATGGAAGATGTGATCGTAAATGTAGTCTGATGGGAATAGTTTTGAATCTACCATTTGATTGGCTAAATCCATTTTTTCCTTCATCAATGCAATTCTTTCTTGATCATATATAATAGAAGGTGTTGTTAATGAAAGTTCAAAATTTGCTAAGCTTTCATCTCTATACCCTTGAGTATATAGGTGAACTAAAGCAATTTTAGTTAACTCCGATACCATTATTCTTTGAATACGCTCAATTGTACGAGCAAACCTAATGTCTTGAGCTGCTAATGTTGCTTTACCATCTGTGTTTTCATCGTAACCCATGAATGCTTTTGGCACTTTAAGGGCAGCGAATAATTTATCTCTTAGGTAATTTACATCTTCAATTCCATTCCACTGTAAACCATTTGCAGTATCAATTTTAGTTGATGCGTCGTTTCCTCTTACTGGGATGTAGTAATCCTCAAGTAAGTTTTGCATATTATATTTTAGGTTATATTCACCTGTGTTTTGATCTAAATATGGAGTACGTTTAAGCTTTGATACTGTTTTTTCCATAAATGCATCTACTTCATTTGGAGGTATAGAACCTACATTCATGTAGAAGATACGTTTTTCAGGTGCCCTTACAATTCTATGAATTAACATTGCATCTTCCATCATAGTATATTGTTTAAACAATTTACGAGCTGGTTCAATATAACTTCTACCATAAGGTATAAAGTTCATATCTGTTAGTAAACGGAAATGTGCTATTTCATAGTTATCAAATAATATGCTACTTCCATTTGGTTGGTTTGGTACATTATAATACCCATAATCCGATGCTGATACTCCGTCAGGGTCAAATCTAAATTTGACTTCAGTAGGGTTTTCTTTATCTTGACCTTCTAATCTTTCAATATGAAATGCAGTGTAAGGTATTACATTATAAACACCAAATTTTTCTGCTATTTCTAGTTTTAGGAAAAAATCACCATATTTACACATATTACGAATCCAAGGCCAAAGATTGAATTCAATATTCAACACATCGTAGAATAAATTATATAAAATTTTCTGGATGTTTTCGTCAGAGGATTTTATAGCAAGAACATCACCTTGATCATTTTTTAATGTAGATTCATCTGCTATAATATCTAAGGCAGAAGCTATAATAGCATCTGTATCCATAGCATCATATTCAGAATACAATTGAGGTCTTAATGTTTGGTAATTAAAACTATTTTGTGAACCATACAATGAAGTATTAGTATTAGTATGGACACGATTAAACCTGTCTACTAAAGCATTTGTCTCAATTTCTCCAGTTTGTTGGATATTATTTACATCGAATACTTTTAACTGGTTTCCACCAACATTACGGAGAACTACATCTGTAGAAAATAATCTTTGTAGTCTTGGGAATAATCCTTTATTTGCCATTATTGTTTTTTATTATAAATATCAAAATAACCAACTTATACTTTCTTGGTTACCATCTACATCCATTTTGTATGGGTTGTCTAATTGGTTTCCAGAATATCCACCTTGGTAGCTAGTGGTTGACTTTTGAATGTTGTTTAAAGCTGCACGTGCCGAATCCAAACCTTGTTGTTGGAACTTTAGCGACGTATCTCTCAGGAACATACCAATAGAGAATGGCATAACCAAGTCATCATTGTATCCACCCTGAGCTTCTGGTCTACCATTTTTCCAGATGAATACTTTCATTTCTTCAAGTAAACGTTTTGAACGAATTGTTACGGAATTGTCGCCTACGAATTCTCTCATTTTATTAATACATAATGGTCTGGTTCGCATAGACATCGTAAAACCCGGAACCATTTCACTATTACCTTCAAATACCCTAAGGTAAGATTCAGCTGTCATTTTTTCCCCTTTTGGAGAATGATATAAATTTCTATATCCTCTTTCTTGAACTGCGTCTAGAGTGGCCCACCCTATATTGGCGTTTTCTACCACTAACATTGCGTTATTATATTCAGTAGCTAACCCTGTTAAAAAATACCCAAATTCTTTTGGTGGTAATTGACCTTTATATTCAGCTACCTGTGTGTTTGTTAATACATCCATAACATGACATCCAGAAAAATCTTTACCATCACCTCTAGCTACATCGGCTACAATCATATAATCTCTGGAGTAGTCAGCTGCTTCCCAAACCCATAGGTTTTGGTCTACGCCTCTACGTTCCATTGGTTCTTGAATAGTTGTTGTTTTTATAAATTCTAACCATTCACTAATAAATACTGTATTCCCTGATGTGCTGAAATCACAATCACATTCTTGAGCCGCTAACATTGGGTCACCTAGTAATGTATCCTGTTTATCTCTCCATTCTTGGTCTCTTTCGGGGTGGACAAACCATGGAAGTTTTATAGGTATAAAATCATTTTCTTGAGATTCTGCTGAAACCCACATTTTGTGGAACCAATTTCCGGTACCATAAGGTGTTGATAATACAATTGCACCTCCACCAGTTGCTAATGTTTGTTGTGCTGATGCCCATGTTTCAGCAATATTATCAATGAAGGCTGCTTCATCAATTATTAGTAAAGATACTGCTTCTGATCTTGCGGCATCTGCGTTGGAAGATTTTGCTTGTGCTTTTGAACCGTTTGATAGTCGTAAAGATAATTTGTTATTTTCGACGGCATCCACCTTCAACCATGATGGAAGGTTCTCCCACATGAATTGAATTTTGGAAATCAAATTACGAGCGGTTGCTTGAGTGGTTGCTAGGGCTAATATATTTCTATCTTTGTGGAAAGTCATTAACCATAAAGAATAACCAGAAGCCAAGGTGGATATACCTAACTGTCTAGATTTTAAAACCATTGAATATGGGTTATCTTTCCAAACATTTAATACTTTATCTTGAAATGGGTATAAACCAAATTGTATCCTACCCCTTTGTGGGTGTTGGATAAAACAATATTTTTTCATAAAATGTGATGGATCTTTAGCACATTTTAGATATTCTTGTCTTATTAGATGTTTTATATCTTTTTCAGCCATATTACTTACCTATTTTGAAGAACATTCCACCTGAAATTACAGGTTGGAATTCTTGGTTTAAACCTACACCCACACTATAAGCTTTATCTTTTCTAGTTTTAAATAATAATTCACCCCCCACATAGTTAAGTTGATCGGTTCTACCTTGAACTTTTAAACCTACATAAAATTCACGATTGTTTATATATTTCGTATGGGTTATTGTAGTTATAGGTATCGTAAAATTAGACACCACATTACGTGAGAATATAGAATTACGTGTTAATGAATCAACTACTACAACATACCCTATTGTATCTACTTTAATTGTATCCTTATAGTAATACTTAGCATAATAATCTGCCAAAATAGAAAGTGTATCTATATGTTGGATAAAAGTATCTATTTTAACTTCAACTCTAGTTTTCCACTTTGGGATATATTCTGGT